CACTGGCAAGCGCCAGCCTGTCCGCCAGCGCGTCGCACTTGGCAGCTGCCGCGCTGTCCAGCGGTCCGATCATCAGGCACTGCATCGTTTTCCCGGTCGGCGTCTCGCTAATTTGCTCGGTCTGGCCGTCGCCCGCCGTGCCGTAAACGCCCACTGCGTTTGAAATACCCGCGTAGGCGGTAGGGTCAACGCCTGTGCCGGTCGCCGTGGCCCGCACTTCAAAGTGGCAGTGTTCGTAGCCGCCCGCCGCATTGCCGGTGTTGCCCATAATGCCCAGCGCGTCGCCGCTGCTGATCTTCTGGCCCACAGATACCAGCAGCTTGGCGCAGTGGCAGAAATACAGGAAGTTGACGGTATCCGGCGTCTGGCCGGCGTCCAGCTGCACGCAGACGTACCAGCCCCACTCCCACGTTTTATCGGCGCGGTTAGTCACGATGCGTGCCCGCGTGACCGTGCCGGTGATTTTCTTGCCGTCGTAGTACGGCATTCGGATTTTATCGCTGTCCAGGCCGACGATATCAATGCCGCCGTGCCAGGTCTTGCCATAGTTCCGCGTCCAGCCGAAGCGGCCATAGTTGTACAGCACTTCCGCGCGGCCCTCAAAGATTCCGGTTTGTTTCACTTTTTCGTCCTTCCATTTTTAATAAGTTGTGTAATTAGCGATGATGAACCATATTCCGGCAGGTAAGTTAGTTGGTGCGCGAATGCTTCCGCCGTATCGCTCACACGCACGTCGCCTGGCAGGTCAGCCCCACCGGGCAGCTGGTAATAGGGGTTGCGGGTTGCACTCATAGCGCCGCCCACTTCGGGGTCAGCCGGTGCGCTTCCACATATAACATGCCGTGTACTTGTTCACGATGGGCATTGGCTGGTTGCCGCCAGTGCTTGAAGTTTCCGTACTCGGAAGGTCTGACTTCCAAGTTGCCACATTTCCGGCTTCATCATAAGGAACAAATCTTATATTTTTGGTTCCTCTCCTTAGCAAATACAGAAAAACGGGCGAACGCCATGAGAATCGGAAGCTCCATAATGGTCTGCATCGCCGCCGATACATGACTGTCGGGGTTTGCGCAGATCATGCCACGCACCCCATCTCGGGGATCAAGCTGTCCGACGCCAGATATGCACCGAACGGTAAGGGGGCAGGTTGTTGTGGGGCTTACCTCCACCCGCTGGACGGGTCGTAAGTTCTGTGTTGTCGTACTTGTCGTAGGGGTGAGTTGGTGCATATTGCGTTAATGGGCCGGATGCGATTTGGATTGCCCATCCGTGGAGCTGATGCTGATGGGACGGAATCTCTGACACAGTGAGCGTATGCTGTGCCTCGCCGCCCTCGCTGCCCACGGGGTAGGTATCGCTGGCCCCCATCAGCATGCGGTCCTGCACCTGCACCCAGCTTGTGCCGGGCCAGCTGAGGGCAGGGTTCGTGGGGTTCTCTGTCTGCAAGTAATCGCCGATCCTGTACGGGCATAGAGCGGCCGTATTTTGCACGATCATGTTCCACACCGCCTTTCGGCAATGTGTACAATCCGGGGCTTAGAGTGCCCCCCTGCAAAATATCGTTTATTCGTCATATGCACAATACCTCCTTATGCGATGCGCCGCTTGACGCACGACCATTCACTGCTCCACTCATTGGCTCACCTCCAAAACAAACACCGCCGCACTCGTCGGTGCGCTGTTCGCATAAAACTTAACCACCCCGGCTCCGGGTTCCAGCGCAGCTACCATCCGCACCGCATCCGTCACTCTCGTGCGGTCACTTACGGCAATCCGGCTGTCTGCCGTCACACCTGTCACCGTGGCTGTGGCGCAGGCGGTGTAGCTGGTCGTGCTGCCGTCGTCCCAGGACACCGTGTAATCGCCGGTAGTCCAGGCGCTGGCTGCCACCGTAACCGTCACCGGCTTGGGCAGTTTTGCGTCAATTTGAGTCTTGCCGTAGAATTTTTCGTCGATTTGCGTTTTATCGTAGAATTTTTCGTCGATTTGGGTCTTGCCGTAGAAATTTGCGTCAATTTGGGTCTTATCGTAATAATTCGCAAACTTACTGCTTTCACCGGTGTCCTTCCAGACACCCGTGTCGCTGTCCCACACCCAGATGGTATCGGTATCGCCTATAATGGCCCAGTTGCCGTCATAGCCGGTATCGTGGGCCGCGTACAGTGCCTCGTAATTGGGGTACCACCCAACCGCGCCCTGGCTGACCTGCTGGGCAAGCGCGGCGTAGTATTTGGCGTTGTCCATGCCCTCGCCGGGGCGGGATGCTGTATCGCCCACGGCCCAGCTGCGGGCCTCCTTGGCACTGTCCGCAGCAGCCTTGGCGTTGGCAGGGGCTGCCTTGATGGCCTCGATGTTCTCATTCGCGTTCTGAATGGCGTCCTTATTTTCCTGCACAATTCTGGCACTATCAGCCGCAGCATTCGCGCTGGCAGCTGCCTGGCTCACAAGGTCTGCCAGCGTTTGGGCTTCGCTGGTATCCTCCAAGTCCCCCTCTTGTACAGGATTGCGCTGGATGACCAGCTGCAGGGGAGAGGTTCCCGCCACACCGCCACCTGCCAGGACTTCCAGTATCGGGTAGAACACTCCGTCCTGGGTGGTCATCTGGGGCGTGACAGCCACATATACAAGGGTGCGCCCCTCATTGCACCCCAGCACCGGGTTGTAAACGTACAGGTTGTTGCGCTTGCCCATGCGTACATTGGCCTCAGCATCCTCGGGCAGCTTGTAGGCCGTGCCGCCTTTATACAGTGCCACAGCCAAAATCGGTATTGTTTTATCGAACTGCACTAAATGTATCGGCACCGGCGCACGGCGCAGGTCAAAGTCTGCCGTACAGTTTTTGACTTGCGCTGCCGACGGCGGCGAATAAATCGTTACCTTGCTCATGAATCACCCTCCCAGGCTCTGGCTCTGCACGGTCCCCCCGATGGGGTATTCCACAATGATCGTGCCGGATTCTCTGGCGATATGGACCCGCTGACCGGCCACAAACTGAATCGCCGCATTAAAAGGGTAGTGTTTATCTGACGCAGCCGTGTCCCCGGGCAGGATCAGCGCAATGCCGTCACTGTAAACCGCGCTCACCGTGGCAATATTACCGCTTTTCGTAGTCACTTCCAGTGCTTTGCGTTGCTGATAATTCTCAATCAATGTTGTAATACACCTTCTTTGCTGTGTGGGTCATCTGCCCGCCGGGAACGCAGTCCAGCGCCCATTCCTGTTCTTCCAGAAGCCCTATTCCATCCCGCATCATCAGGATGCTGTCATTCAGCCTATGGGGCTGCTCCACGTCGCCGCAGGTGGTAAACGTATAACTTGCCGCCCCCATCATGCTGAGCAGCATCCTGTTTTTTACATGGGTCTCCAGGGCAGTCTGCGATGCAATGCCTTCCACGGTCTCCACGCTCACAATGCGCCGCCCGCGCCGCATAATGCTCAGCGGACTGGTGGGGTTGACGTTCTCGGCCACAGCCCGCAGTTCGGCGTCAAGGTCTGCACTGGACACGATATCCACAAACACATTGGCGGCATCAAAGGTATCCGCCTGTACGCTCATGGGGATACGCAGCAGGGTCGTCTCAGCCGCGCCATAGCGGTGCGTCCGGGTATTGATGGACGCCGGTGCCCACGGTTCGGCAACCGCCACGCCGCTGCCGTCGAAATAGATATCCCGGTAATTGATCTCCGCCAGCAGGGCAGACACCACCGCATAGCGGGTCGTGCCGGTCTCCCACGCGTGATCCGTCATAAGCACCTCATTTGTATCAATGATACTGACAACGTTGATACCTGCCGCCAGCAGCTGTTCCCGGATGGCCGTGGTGTACCGGGTCCCGGCCCGAATCGTCAGGCTGCGTTCCAGTACGCTCAGGTTGCGCAGCGAGTAGCCCTGGTCATACCCGGTCAGCTCCTGCGTCTCACTGCCGTTTTCATCCAAACTGCGGGGGCAGGTGGTAATGTTGAATAGCCCCAGCGGAACTCGATCTGCATTATCGACCCGAACAACACTGAGCATATCGGTCAACCAGTTCACATCCGCGTCAAGCTCTATTGTCAGGGTGATGGTGCTTTTCACCTCGGCGTTGCCGGTAAATCGAATCTGCGGCGTGGTGTCCGCAGGGACTTTCAGCACTTTGTAGGGCGCACCGCTGCGCATCGCGATAAACTCATACCGGGTCATACTTCACCGCCCCCTGCTGTGTCTCCGTGATGCTGAAGCTCAGCGCCGTGCAGCCGTGCTCCCGGCTTTCCTGCAAGTCCTTGAACACACCTATGGCAAGGTGCCCGTCTCGGTCCTTATAGATTACTTCCTGACCGGCCAGACTGCGCAGCACCAGCAGCTCTTCCTCTCGCTTGCAGGCGTGGGAAATCGTGTGCGTTACCACACGATTCCCCGCATCGTGCCAGACGGGGCGTTCCTTGCCCCAATACTGCTGATAACTGCCGCCCAAGCTGACGGCCTTGCTGTAATTCTGGTAACTGGTGGCGTATTTCATCGCCAGCCAGTCCGTGCCGTCCCGCAGCCCAATGGCCGCGTAGGGGACACTGGGCGCAGCCAGTACCGGGGCGCTGTCTGTGTAGTAGCCCTCTGCATCGAACACGCGCACAATGTACTGATGTGCCGCTGCGCTGGTGCGGTCTGTATAAGTACCGCCTTTTGCTTTGGTAATCAGCTTGCCATCCCGCAGGATATAGCCATTGTCGGCGCCCCAGCATAGCAGGACCTCCCCCCAGCGTTCCTCGGCATAAGCAGCCAATGCCGCACCGGGCTGATTCTGGACATTGATTTCACAGCTGCTCCAGGGCGATACATCCCCATAGGTGTTGTAGATACGCACCTGTAAGGTGTGCTTTCCGTCCGTCAGTACGGCGTCAGACTGCCATTCCTTCCCGGTGCCGTATCGTACACCCAGGCTGATGCCGTCCACCGCAACTTCATAACCGTCCTGTTCTTTGGCCTGCCACCGCATTTTTGCCAGCGGCTTGTTGTCATAGTAGGAGATGACCGGGGCCACCGGGGCGCGGCGGATTGCGAAGATGGCCGCGCCGGAATAGCTGCCGAACGCTCCGTCCGTATTCTTCGTGCGCACGCGCCAGTAGATAACGCCGCTGCTAAACGTGCCTGCGGCCGCTTGATAGCTATTGTCCGCATTATTCGCACTGGCCAGCACATTGTAGGACGCACCGCTATCTGCCGAATAACTCAGTTCCCAGCCTGTCTGCGCCGTGCCGGTGACATTGGCATGCTTCCACACAAATGTGATGCCCTGCACAGCATCATCCATGTACTCGCCCGCGGGGCTCACCGCCACAGGCGTGCTGAGCGTGTCCAGTGTGGACACGTTGATCGTGTCGCTGGTTACCTTTGTGCCTGTATTCGCAATCGCCACAACATACCAGTCCAATGTTGTAGCACCTTCGGCAAAGGTGTTTGCGGGCACGTCTGTATACTGCTGTGAACCGGCCACAGCGACCTCATGCCAGTCGCTCTCGTTGTTCGCCTTAAAGTGCAGTGTCGCGCTCTGCTGCGTCACATCTCCGGGTCTGTCATCGCTGTCAACGCTGAACACCCAGCTAAAGCGGTTTGTAACTGCCCTAGGCGCGGACGCACCCGCCGCAGGCGTTGTTCCCTTTACGGAGACGGGCACCTCGACATTGGTGCATTGCACCCAGCTTGAAGTGTGTGTGGTTCCAACGCTGCTCTTGGCGACAACGCGCCACTGGTAGCTTCCTATGGGCAATGTGCCGCAATTGACACTCACATGGGTTGTGCCATCGCTGACGCTTGCAAAATCTGCCGGGTCAGCCATGTTGTCAGTCCGGTACTGCAAAACAGCGGACCCCTGCTGCAATGCACCGCTGATCGCGCCGCTGGCAATGCTGCCGGTGAACGCCCAGCTGAATACTGCGTCAAAGCCATAGTATGTCTTGCTGGTGGGGCGCAGGTCGTCGACCTTGGCGCTGGGGTCTGCCAGCGACAGGGAATAGGTGGCGCTTTCCGCCACCGTTCCGGATCCGTATGCCCCCACCTGCACGCGCCATCGAATACCGCTGCCGCTTGACCATGCGGTAGTATCCAGGTCGAAGGATGTCGCACCATTGCTAAGTGAATAGGTCTGGCTGTTTCCGCCGTCCTGATCGGTGATGATGATTTTGCAGGTCGAGTTCCTGCGCTCAAAATCATCCTCGGCGTCTGTAGTCCACTGCAGTCGATACTTTGTGTACCGTGCGACGGTGCCGCTGGTTAGTGTCTGGCCTGTTGGTGTGATAACGCCCTGGTAGCTGACACATTCGATTCGTGCGTCCCCACGGCTGGCACCGATATTGCTGTATCCCTTTTCTGCATTAACATAGACGCCGTATGCAAGGACATTCTTTTTTCGTGTCTGGCTGAACGAATCAAATGCAAACCAGCAATCGCCGTAGGGAAAATTGCTTTGCTCGCACACACTGCTTGTGTCGGAATAATAGCTCGAACCTTCACTGTTACCCAGCGCATAGCCTGCCAGCTTGACTTCATGGCTGCCATTTCCATATGCCGGAACGCGCACCTGCATGGAGCCAATGTAACGGTTCGTGTTTCCCATCCCGGTGCTGAATAGCCAGGAACAGCGGAATGCCTGGTAGCTGGCATTGGGGTTTGTAGAATTGGTCGCATACTTTCTGGTAGTCCAGCTATGTGTTTTCACGTCGTCACCCCCTGGCGCATACTCACGGCTTCATTCCTGGCGATATTCACTATATCGTTAAATTCCTTGACATTCTTGGCATCAATGGTGATCTGCCCGATGCTGATGCTGTCGCCGCCCAGCAGGCTGCGTGTCTGACCGTTTGTGTAGATGTGCTCCCCGCCGCGCAGATTCACAAGCTCCGGGCCGTTTTCGCCCACCAGCGCCATACCGCCGCGCGCGTTGCGTGTACCGGTGGCATACTGCGGCACCTTGCTGTTGGCTGCGCGCATTGTCCCCGTTGTAGCCGAGGATATGCCGCTCATGGCGCTGTTGATTTCGTTTCCTTTGCCGATCAGGACAGCGATCACAGCCACCAGCGCAGTAATGCCGACAACGATCATCATTATTTTTCTATGCAGCGGATCCATAAAGCCCATAACGCTGCCGACCATGCTTTTCACGGTTCCAACCGGCCCCTGTAAGTCTTTAATGGCCTTCACCACAAGCAGCACTACTGTGGCGATGCTGGTAATAGAGATAACTGCCGTCAACACCGGCGTTGGGATAGCGTTCAGGGCCTCAGCAAACGCAGTAATGATAGGGAGCAGCGCCTCCGCGAAGCTGCGTTTTACAGCGTCTCCCTTCTTGTCCAGCTTCTGCATGGCGTCGTCCAGCTCGCCAAAGCTCTGCAGCGTTTCATTATCGACAACGTAGCCAACCTCGTGTGCCTGCTCCGCAAGCTCTTCCAGTCTGCCGCTGCCGGCCTCGATCAGCGGGTTCAGGTCCGTTGCCGACCTGCCAAAGATATCCATCGCCAGCGCATCCCGCTCAGTCTCGTTTTTCATCTTGCCCAGAGCGTCAATGGTCTGCAAAAACACATCATAGTTGTTCTTCAGATGACCCTGGCTGTCCGCCACCTTGACTTTCAAGGTCTTAAATGCCTCGGCTGCAGAGCCTGTCCCGGTTGCCGCCGTCTGCATATTGTTTGTCAGTTTGACCAGGCTGCCCTGAAGGGTATCGGTGCTGACGTCCACCAGCTCACTGGCATACTCAAACTCCTGCAGCTGGTCGGTGGTCAGGCCGGTCTGGGTGGACAGGGTCAGCAGGTCATCTGCTGTCTTGCTCATGTCCATCGTGGAGCTTGCAAGTGCTCCCACCAGGCCGCCGACCACGGTCACCGCAGCTGCACCGCTGGCCGAGAAGCCGTCCAGCTTGTCAACCGCGGTCTGCAAGCCGGGCGGCAGACTGATTCCCAGCGCATTGGCTAGGCCGTTGACCACATCCGCCAGGCTGGCGGTGGTCTTTCGGGCCGTTTCCTGCCCGCTGCTCAGGTCCCGCAGCAGGCTTTCCTGCTTGGCAACTTCGGTCTGGGCGCTGATCAGGCTTGCCCGCCACTGCATGGTCGTTTTACTGGCCTCACCCTCACGCCGAGCGCTGTTTTCGTAGGCCTGCTGCAGCACCTGCACTTTATCCCGGTAGCTCTGCAAAGTCTGCTGTGCGGCCTCGTACCGCTGCTGCAGGGCGGCCTGCCGGTCGTCCATTTCGCGGGTCTGCTCGGCCACAAGCTGCATCTGCTGCTTATTTACCTTCAAGCCCGCGTTTACTTCGCTCAGTGCCGCCTTGAATTGCTGGTCATTTTCCACGACCAGGCTGACACCTGCTTTAGGCATCGACATCCGCAAGCCCCCTTTCCTGTGGCAGTTCAATACCATTCATGGCGCAGTATTCTGTAAACTGTGCAAGCAGTTCATCCAGGCTCAAAAACCGCGTTTCCCGCCGGGTATAGCCCAGCAGCCCCACCGCGATGTATTGCAGCCTGGGGAAATTTATGATTCGGTCGCCGTCAAAGTGCCGCTCTGGGGTGTCATCAACCCAGATTCGCTCAGCATCGTCTTCATCGCCTGCAGCGCCTGACGGCCTGACCCGTTTTTTCCGTAAAACTCCATAAAGGCCTCTTCCACGCTGGCAACCAGACCGCCCTGCAAATCGGCAAAGGAAATCAGCTTTTTGACCACGGCCAGACTGGGCGCTTCATTGTTCAGGTGGTGTTCCTCGTTATCCAGCTCCACGCCCTCGCGCACCAGCAGCCAGATGATGTAAGCGGCTTCCTCGGGGTCGTTCAGCTTCTCGGCTACGACCTTCAGGTCACCAAAGTGCTCCTGAAGTTCCTTCACGTTCTGCAAATCGAACAGGGCAGGGTATCTGCGCCCGCGCAATACAATTTCTGCCATGGTATCACTCCTTGATGTTCAGGAAGGCTTTCAGCCCGGCCAGCGCCTTGGAGTAGTCATCAAATTCCTGCTTTTTCTCAAAGTTGCCGTCGCAGTTGCACTCGGCAGCGCCGTTGAGTTTTGTGGTACCGTAGGACACACTCTTGGTGGCCGTGTTCAGGGTGTCGCTCACCGGGTCAAAGCTGGCGCGGTAATACCCGATCAGGCGGTAGACCTGCTTTCGTTCCGGGGTTTTCAGCTTGCCAAGGGAGGCAACGCGCACAATGGCGGGCGTGTCGGTCTCCTTGCGTTCCAGGGTCTTGGTGCTGGCGTCGTAGTGGTGGCCGCCAAGCTCGGCCTCATCTTCCAGACTCAGGAAGCTGCGGTCAATTGTCAGCTTGGCCGACGGCGAGCCGCTGTCACGCTGTTCGCGGCGGTCACCGGCCCACAGCTCGCTGCTGTCGCTGTCATTCTCGCCCGCATAGCTGATGACTGCGCGGGTGATTTTACCAGTGCCCAGGCTTTCCGTCTCGGTGCCGTCATCGTTGGTCGTTACCGTGATAGGGCAGTAGCCGTAGTAAGGCAGTCCGATATATGCCATAATTTATTCCTCGCTTTCGTTCCAATCGCAGCCGTCGTCGGTCTCCGCCTCAACGTATGCAATATGATGTTTTGTCTCGTTATCATAGCCGTACTCAGTAGAGCCAATGATAAAACCGGCTTTTCTCAGGGCGTTGCGCATACACCGCGCACGCACCTGGGGCAGTTCCCTGGCATACCAGGCAGCACGCAGCTTTAGATGCTGCTGCTCGTCCCGGTCACCGGCGTAGATTTCCGGCGTATCATCCAGCACACTCAGCACCACATAGCTGTCCGGCAGTGGGTCGTCCTCGTTTTTCACAAAGGACACGCTGCTGCACACGGTCTCCAATGCGGCCAGGGCCGCGTCGATTCCGGTCATAGTTTTCCCTTTCTGCGCAGCACATCCTGCATGGCCGCACTGACGGCATTTTCACAGCTGCTGGCAGCCTGGTCCAAAAATGGCTGCGCAGCCTGCTTGGCAGAGCCGTATTCCAGTGATACCGCCTTCTGCATCTGGGCGGTTTTGTCCTTATATTTCGGGCTTGAACCGTGGCCTGTATCGTACCCGCTGAAGCTCACCTCCAGGCCGTAGCCGCCCTTCTTGCGCTTTTTTGGTTTGCCAGCACGCACGCTGTCCGCCAGGTGTTTGTCTGCGCGGCTGCTATGGTGCTGCCGGACACGTTGTTTCAGTGCGTCCATTGCAATCGGGGCCGCGGCGGTCAGCATTTCCGGAGCAATCGCGTCCAGGTCTGCCATCCCCGCCAGCTGCTCTGTAAGTTCATCACTCCACACCAGATTCATCCTCACGGCGGGCCTCCTTTTGTCTGGGGCAGGTCACTGACGGTCAGCTCGACCGTGCTTCCGGTCTCATAGGCACGCTGCACACTGTACAGGCTGCCCTTCCACAACAGCACGCGCTCTCCGTTGTACTCGTCAGCGTGCAGCACAAAAACGGCGCTCAGCGTGGTGCCTGCCGCTTCTGCCGCAAAAAATTCCCGCCACCCTACAGACTTGCGCTCTCCGTAGACCTTACGCACAGGGGTGTAGGAATGGACCAGCACGCCCTGCTTCTTTTCGGGTTCGTCTTGCATCAGGGTGATTTCTTCTGTCCAGTACATAGTTGCTCCTAACAAAAATGCCGCCGGAGGGCGCAAGGCACTCCGGCGGTGCATCACAGCACAGCGCTCATGCGTCGGGCCAGTCTGTGTAGTTGGTCGTCATTCGCAGCTGCGCCTTCTGCTCATCGTAGGAGGCTTTCAGCTTATCGTAGTCGCCGGTCGGCCAGAAGTTGGCGCGGCAGTAGGTGATGACGGCACGGCGGATCAGCGGGTCCTGCGTGTCCAGGTTGGACACACCGGCCTGTTTCAGGTCAGCCAGGGCCGCATCCACCAGGTCGCTCACTTCCTGCGTCAGCTCCTCCGGCATATCAGACCGGCGCAGCGCTACCGTCACTTTGGACAGCAGGTCGTTGTCAGCCATGGGTCACGCTCCCATCAGCCCTGGGCAGGGATGGTCAGCGCCACAAAACCGCCCTGGGCAACAACATCAGCACCCAGCTCCACATCGCCGCGGATGGTGTCCATCAGCTTGTCAAAGGCAAAGTCAGCGGACACGGCGATCTCGTAGTCGCTGAACAGGTCAAGCTCCATTGCGGCAGGCACGCCGTAGAACATGGTGCGCTGCGCATCGGAGGTCTGGGCCGTGCCAGCGCAGGCGGTCAGGTTGCTGTTCAGGCAGTAGCGGACACTCAAACCGCCATCCTTGATGATGCCGGTGTTGGGGTTGTCGGTGTCGGGCTCGATCTCATAGACGGCCTTTTTCTCATTGGTGCCGCGCACGTCACCAAAAGCCACCAGGTCAGCCTTGTTCAGGAACAGCACTGCGCCGCCCTCGACGCCCTCATCGCCGCCAAAGGCCAACACCAGATTGCGCAGGGTCTTGTCATTGATGACGCCCTTTTTGCCGCTGTCCACGGTAGCGTCTTTGGTGACAACCAGGGTGCTCTCTTTCAGCTTACCGACAATGAGCGCAGATGCCTTTTTGCGCAGGGCCAGCAGGGCCTGCTCGCGGACCTTGGCCTCATACAGCAGCGGGCTCTGCTTCTGCACCTGGCGGCTGATGTAAGCCAACACAGCCACGGAAGAGGGGCTGATGGTCACGGTGCCGAAGGTGGGCTCTTTGACAGTGGCCGCTGCGCCCTCGGTCTGTTCGGCAGCAGCATCGACGTCGGTCTTGATGTAGGCAACCTTGTTGCTGCCCATGCCGTCACAGTTGACGACCTTGACCAAATCGACGATGCTGGAAACATGCGGACCGACGACATCATTGATGCCGGACACCTCGGTCGGGGTGGCAAGCTTGCCGCCGCTGATCAGAACGCTGCGGGTCTCGGCCACCGAGATGCGGCCCTGGCGCGTTTCTTTGAACTGCTGGGCGCGGGTCTGGGCATCGGTGTGGGCGGTGGGGTTGTCCTGGGGCGCACC